TTCGCTAACGCTACTTGCGTTTGAGTTAGCTTAATTTTTCCTGCACTCGTAGAACGAGATACAGAGGCAACCACTGTCGTAGGTCGTTTTTGAACCTCACCAGACCTTGGCTTGTCATTTGTCTGCCCGAATAAATCAGGAAACGTTGACTTCATGCGACCATCAATTTGATCGAAATATTCAGCAGAGCGGGGATCCACTCCGTTTGAGACTAGTTTCTGATGCAGCCCTAGTGCATAGCTGGTGTATTCTTCAAACCCTTGCTGTCCGAACCACTGGTTTTTTGCCTGCCAGCGCAGAGTTTTTTCGTCCGGTTCAACCCTTGAAGGTTGGGCTTGTTGTGTTTGTACCTCAAAATTATCTTCCTGTAAAGGGGTAGGCCGATAATTTTTTACTTGTTCTGCACGGATCTTTGCATCCGTAACTTCTTCTAGGGCGGCAACGATTGCATCGTTGTCAAAAGCTTCCTGTGCTGCCCTGAGTTTACTACGTGCTGTGGCCAACTCGAATTCGGCCTTACCTTTGGCCCCCTCAATGATGGCTTCTTGTCCTGTGTAGACGTTTTGTTTGAGGCGTTTGTTTTCCTCAATTAACTGTTGTGCAAGACGCTCAAGCTCTTGCTTTTCACGCATCGTCGCTTCTTTGATACGGCGCTCGTCGTGACGGGCGTGGGTCAACTCTTTAATGCGTCCCTTGACTTTGTCAGAATAGGACTCGATTTCTTCATCGGTTGGATCAGCCACTTCACGGTCTAGGGGCTTGCGGCCTCTGTCACGCTCAGGTGTATCGTCTTCAATTTCAATCTCTACTTCGCCTTCGCCTTCAATCTCAAACTCAACTTCGGCGGTTTTTTTGTCCTCAATTTCATCGGGGAACTTGTACTGTTCAGCCATATTATTCCTTTCAAGCGCGGGTCAGGCCGCGAGGGTCTTGCACAACAGCATCAACTTGGTCGTCGTTGATGAGACGGAACTCCTTGCCAAAGATCTTAAATCTTGTACCGGAGTAAGTACGTACTAACACGAAGTCGCCCTCTTTACACCATGCTCCGTTGGGAAACTTAACGGTGTCGTTGTACGCGTCGGGGCCAACTTTTAAAACAAACAACACAGTGGTTGCGGTTTCTTCTTGGCGCATAAACTCAACTGGTTTATATAGATTTGATCCTGCAATCTTCTCGTCGACATCTGGCACAGCGCAAAGAATCTTCCAACCTGTTGGGGTGGGAAGTTGCGTGGCTTTCATTTCGTCTGAAGCTTCAGGTTCAGGTGCATCCAAAGCTTGGATGGGGTCAGGCAGTGCAAAAGCACCGGGGGAAAGATCAATGTCACTCATCTGATTCTTCAACTTTCTGTGCAAGGTCAAGTAGATAACGCTCTGCGAGGGCTAGACCCTGAATAATCCCGCAGAGTTTTTGGTACTCTTCAAAAGTACGACACGAACCGCCAGCCAAGTCATCGGCATAGTTGTTCATGTCAGTGCGTATTTTTTCACGTAATACGCGTACGAAGTCTTGAATCATTTTCTAGAACCTTGGTTTTTACTGTTTGAGAGCGCGGCAGTACGCGCTTGTAAATCCATCTGGGCCTTATTTTTTGCAATGTCAGCACCCATCTGAATACCCGCGCGTTCTTGTTCAAACTGTTGCTTGAATTCGCTCTCTTTGATTTGCGCACCTGTGCGAAGAGCTTCCAACTCCAGTTTGCCGCTGACTTCTTGCTCTTTCAAAGCCTGTGAGTCGGCCTTGGCAGCAGCGTCCATCATGATCTTTTGTTTCTTCAACTCTAGTTCCTGACCTTTGAGTTGAAGCTCCTGCATCTGCAACTGCAACACGGGGTCTTGCATCTGTTGCTGTGCCTGCATCTGCGCAGCCTTGGCTTTGTTCTGCATCAGCACTTGGTTGGCCGCTTGAGCCATCATGCCGGACAACGCAATCTCAATCTGCGGTGGCAACTTCTCGTCTTCGGGTGGCAGTGGCATACCAAGTTGTTGCTCGATCTGCTGGCGCATCTGGTAACCAACGTGCTCTGCAATGTGCGCGGTAATCGCGCCCATGATCTTGGGAGCCTGCGGGTTCTGGCCAATGAACTGCTGCATCATCGGGTCTTGCAGCAGCATCATGTGAACCTGCATGTGAGCGGCGTGATCCTGATGCAAGAACGCTTTAAGCGGTTTGCCTTTAAGTGCGTTCTGGTTCTCTTGCACGGGGTCAATCGGTTTCTGATCGTCCTCAATTGGTACAAGCTTCTCAGCGTTCTTGATACCCAAGACGCCCAACATGCCACGGTGTAGTTCTGGTAAGTTGTAGATGTCCGGAGCCATCTGCGCCATCTGAATGACAGCTTGGTACTGGATAACGCGCTGAGACATGGTCGCAGCGTTGGGGTCTGACACGGGGATGATATCCACCAAGTCATAGTCGGCTTTCTTAGCTTTGCGAGTGCCGTACTCGGGTGTGTATGTGTAGTCAGGATCCGTGTAGTCACGGATGATGTTCTTCAAGAGTTTGAACTCTTGTTTCAAGGCAAAGTGCACACGCGCCTGCACCGCAGTCATTACTTTCAGTTGTCTTTCTAACAACGCCAGCGTTGTACCAACAGGAGCCTGCGCAGACATGTCAGACACCTTCATGTCAGCAGTCGCGGCAAAACGCCTGCCTTCATCAACGATGGTCTGCATCAAGTTAAACAGCGTAGCGCTTGGCTCCTTGTACGGGAGCGGCAAGATGTTGTCGCGGATTGTGCCCGAGCCAACGTCTACGTCTCGGAACTCTCCGGGTGCGATTGGTGTGTCATCACCCTTGATACGGAGGCCCCGTGTCTTGAGTCCACCGGGCAAGTTGCTGAGTGTTCCTGCATCGACAAGCTGGCGCATGAGGGATGTAGCGGATTTAGCAAAGCCTCCGATAAGGTGGAAAAGCCCGAAGCCGTAAGCTCCAAAACCCGGTATATATTGGTAATGCACAAAGTGCTGGCGCTTGAGTCTGAGGTCATCGTCTTCGTTCCAGTTGCGGCGAATCGACAGGATGTCGTTGGAGCCTTTAATCAACGTGACAACGTACGGCAACATGATGCCGGTCTCTTCACCAGAGTCGTCTTTGTCTTCGTAACCTTCAAGGTTCAAATCTACGTGGCACTCATACAGCGTGTAGCGGTCGTCGTTCAAGTCACTAAAGCCCGTCTCTTTGTCCTTAGCTTTCTGAATGTCTGTCAAGTCTCTGGGTGCGTCAGGCAAATCAACGTCAAGGTAGAAGCCCGCTTGCTGGAGCTTAATGATCTCGTTCTTGGTCTTGCGCATGACGTGCGTGATGCGGTAGCAAGTATCTAAGTCCGTTGTACCGTATGGCAGATACATATCTTCCGCAGGAATAAACATGGAAACTTGGCGTCCCAAATTGGGATCGTAGTAGACCTTCTTAAACGCTGAGCCTGTGGCTGGCAATGACCAGAGCATGCGCTCGTGTTCAGCGCGGTACTCCGTCATGACTTCCGTCAACTCGTAGTTCATGTCGTCTTCGACATTGATTGCAATCTCTTTCATCTCTGGCGTTTCTTTGCCGATGAGTTTGCTACGCACAGGCCCTTGGGCTGGGAACGTCTCAGTGATTGTCTCGGCTTGGAAGCGCACAACCGCTTCTGTAATCATGGGGTGGAACACACCGCATGCGCCGTTCCAAGGTTCAGTGCGTTCTTCTATTTGGAGACCGAGGAGTTTGAGACCATCAACGTATGTCTTCTCCCAGTCCTTGCGGCCATTCTTGTCGTTGTCAATGTCAGACACCAAGTCACCCGCCAGCGACTGCAAGGCACCACTTTTTATATACTCGGCCAAGTTATCACTGAACCCTTCTTCCTCGTCATCTTTTCCGGGCGTGAGGGTGATCTCCAACCCGTCCATGCCAATGGTGACTTCTTCGGGATCAACAATCTCAATCTCTAGTGGTGATTCTTGTTCGCCCAGCGCGTCAATGCCCACGGGTTGTTGGTACAGCGCTTTGTCGATATTCGTTGCCATGTGTAGTCCTAGTAGTATTCGTATTTTTTACGGTGAAAGAGAGTGAGGTCATCTTTCTCGTCCGTGTCTAAACTGATAAAGCCGCCTTGCCTAAAGCGTAGCAGCGCCTGTGTTGTCGTATCCACGTAGTCGTCGTGCTCCCCAACGGGGAACGCGGCCATCTCTTCAATCACTTCCCGTGCCCAGCGTGTGTCGGGTGCCCAGACTTTACCTGAACTGAACAAATCTGCAACCGCGTTCACTCGCACCATCTTGTCGTTACCGCGACTGGGGCTGAACTCCTGCACAGGTATGCCCAACGCCCTGAGTTCCTGAATCAACGGGGCCCCTGCTGCCTTTTTCTCAACAATGAACGCATCAGGTTCCCACTCCTTGTATTGCTTAAGCGCCACCACCTTAAGTTCAGGGAAAGCCATGCGATCTTTAAACGCATCCAGAAGGATAAGCTGGGGGGAGTCATTTTCTTCCTCGTTGTAGAAGATGCCCCACGTTGTACACGCGGAATAGTCGGAGTTGTTCTTAGTTTCAAACGCCGTATCCCAAGACTGGATGATGTATTCACATTTTGGCGGGTCTTCTGGCTCCCAAATACGCCACATTTTGCGTGAAACGATGGCGCTGTTCTCGGAAGTTGGCTGCTGCATGTACTGCGCGTTCCAATACCGTGGGTCAATCGACGCTTTTGTAGCTTTTAAGCTCTCAAGAGGCCACTGCTCGGGCCAAAGCGACTTCTCGTTGTCCTCATCCTCGTTCAAAATGGCCGGAAGCTCCACAATCTCCCACGGAATCGACTCCGGATTCCTAGCTTGGTAGTCAATTAAGCGCCCAGTCAGGTCTAACAGCGACCAACGCGTCATCACAATGATGATCGCACCGCCCGGCATCAGACGTTGGAGCGGCCCGGTCTGGAACCACGACCATGCGGTATCAAATGCCAGTCGAGAATTGATCTTAACGTCCTGCTCGGAATGAGGATCGTCAATAACGAACAGATCAGCACCACGACCAGCAAGAGCGCCCCCGACACCAGCAGCATAATACTGACCGCCAGCACTTGTAGACCACTTACCAGCAGCCTTTTGGTCGTCAGCAACCAGCGTTTGAGGAAAAACATCACGGTATTCATCAGAGTCAATCAAGTTACGTACGCGCCGACCAAAGTCCTCAGACAGACCCGCAGTGTGCGTGCCCATGATGATCTTCTTATTGGGGTACTTGCCAAGGAAGTATGCGGGGAACAAGTAAGACGAGAACTCAGACTTACCCATACGAGGCGCGATATTGATAATCACGCGCTTCTTCTTGCCCTCAACCACGTCCGTAAAGATCTTAGCCAGCTTCCTGTGGTGGGGGCCAATCTTAAACCCGGGATACACCGATGTAGCAAAGCCCAACATGTTCGTCTTAGCGGCTGTAAGGCTGGCGCGACGTTCGCGGATCTCTATATCATCAAGCAACTCAATCTTGTCTTTCAGACTCATGAACGGTAGCGCCTTCTGGATGGCCTCAAGCTCCACCTTGCTAATAGATGTGAACTGCTCAAAGTCCATCTGGCCCATCATTCTTCTCTTCTGGACTATCGTCTGGGCGCTCGGAAACGTCCACCACGTCTATCACTCCCATGAACTTGGCCAACTTATCTTTGATGCGCTGCTCAACTTGAGCATCCGTCATCTCAACTTTCTTGACTTCAATCTGCTCAGTAAACAACCCGACTTCTGTGACCTTGCCTAGCGCGATCAAAGCTTTCAAGCGGATGTTGGCGTTGGTGGACTTCGTCTCTTCAACCAGTTTAGCCACGGTGTAGCCCCTGATTTCCTGCGCCATGTCTATAAACTGCCAGTCGTACGCAGCCAACATACCCGTTAGATGTCTTACAGCCGCTGGGGTTTTTAGTTCTGCAAGGCTTGCCTTTTGTTCCGTGGTGGTGGCGTCGGTTGTCACGGCGTTGAACGCTTTTCGCGCAGCCTGTGTCTGTTGTTGGTTAGCAACTACTTCGTCGTCATCAACGCCCAACTCTGCTAACCACTGCTCTGTGGCAACTTGCGCCGACAGAACATCACTGGGCGTCGCGTCGTCCAGTTTTTCCAAACCATCCCGAGTGGTGACCTCAGGTTCAAAATGCACCAAGTGATCTAACATGCGTAGGAATCCTTTTCAGTTGCTTCCTCGTTGGCGAGAGTGTACACTTCTTTTCGGCGAGTGCGCAAGCATTTGCTTCTCCTTGATGGTTCAGTTGCCATCTTTACCCCCGGAACGTCTGCAGATGTCCGGGGGTTTTTTTTATTTTTTATAAAATTTTTGAGGGGATTGAAATAGCGGTATTTGGATCCTCTTCTGGTTTGAGGGGGTGGGGGCTGTATATTTGTACAGTGGTGTTTGCTTCGGATTTTTTAAAAATTGATTTGCGGTTACGAAACAGTGTTCACACCATGACGGCATGGCACGGCTCAATAGGGCTTGGTGGGGGTAGGGTGGGGTTCAAGTGTGGAGAACTCTCCACTCTGTCAAGGGGATACGGCAACCTGTTGTGGTATACTAGATGCATCGGTTGGGGGTTGCCCAACCGAGAGGCTTCCTCGCCCGTCTGCGAGGTTTTTTCTTTTGGAGATCTTAATCATGAACATTCAGTTCGATCGTTACATCGTTGCCGTCGGCAAGGCATTGGAATCAAACGCCAAGGTTGGTGTTGCACTCAAAGCCTTCAAGCCTATCTACGACAAAGCTACACCAGAGAAACAGTTCGAGTATCGCTTGGCTGTTGGCACACTCATTGGTAAGCACTATCAGTGCGAGACTCGCGAGTCTGTCTATCGTGGCGAAAAGACTATCGCTTGGGATGGCGACAACAAAGAGTTGGCAAGGGCGGCAATGAAGTATTACTTCCCCCTGAAGCCACGCAAAGCTACTGACAACAAGTCAGACCCAGTAGCCGAATTGCTCAAGAAGTTCAACGCACTCAGCGCAGGCGAGAAGCGTCGATTCCTCAAAGCAATCTAAGTGTGGAGAATTCTCCACAGTTTTTTCGGAGAGCACAGCGGGCGAGGTCTGCCCGCTGTTTCATTTAATGTCAAACGGAGTATCTATCATGCAATTCAAAGTCTACATGCCACTCATCTCAGCATGGGTGACCATCTCACAAGCTGACGGCAAAGGCTGGGTCAGCTACTACAAAGCGCAAGGCTACGAAGTCCTGCAAGTCACTCAATCCAACTCACGCTACTACGCATAAGGACAACACCATGTCAGACAAACTATTCATATTCTGCTTAACCCTCTGTGCTTGCGTAGCCCTTGGCTACGGCTTCGACACAAGCGGTTACTACTTACGCCAAGCACTTCTAGTGATTGCAGGCTATACCTTCGCAGGTATCTTATTCGTCATCAACTCAAAGGAATAATCATCATGAGCAAGAACAGCAAGAACAAACACTACGCCCTCTCTCAAATGAAAGAACTACGAGCAGAGTTCGTAGCCATGCGTGACCAATGGGAGAAAGACCCACGAGCAGTCATCGCACACAAAGCCAAGCTTCGCGAGCAATACAACTACGAAGCACGACAAGAGTGGGACACCATCAAGCGTGAGTCCAAACAACTGCGTAGCGCACGACAAGCAGGCAAGCAATCACGCCTGTTCTAAGTGTGGAGAATTCTCCACAATCATCTCTCCACAACGTATTGTGGAGAAGTAGGGTAAAAGTGTTGTATTTTCGCACATACCCACCACTTGACACGACTGGACACACACGAGGGTATCGCGTAACCCGCATGGATGCTAGCGATTGCGATGTCCACGTCCACAATACCTATATATATAAATACAATTTTCATTTAGATATATATATTTGTGTATTGCTGGGTGTGTCTTGTTGTTCAAGTTTTTTTCTTAGTCTTAGTGTTCTTGAAAAATGGTAGGTATTGTGGTCAGATACAATGCAACACCAGTATTCATGCGGTTCTCCGCTGACACACCCCTAGTGGGTAAGCTCGCAGAATGGTGGGTATGCTCAAGACACAAGTGGGTCAGTTAGCACCAAACTGTAAGGAAATAGTATGCAAATCAAAACGTGCGCTAAATGTGGAGCGTCGCACCCTCTCAATCAATTCACGTACCTCGCTACGTATGCACAGTCAAAAGCATGGGGCAGAGCAGGCAATGTGCGTATGGAGATAACCTCCAAGCTATGCAAAGCGTGTCGCCCCAAGCGCAAACCAACGAGCAAGCTGACCAAGAAAGACTTGCACAACAAGGTGCAGACAGGCGACCTCAACGCCTACCTTGCACAGAGTTTATTGGTAGTCCGACAGCGAGACGCACACAACAAACAGTCCCTCTCCTCCCGCAAGCGATGGCTCAAGGCATGGAAAGAACGGCTCAAAGAAGCCCTCGAACCCATCACCAAGGAAATCATCAGCGCCCGTAACACATGGCTATACGCCAGAGACAAGGGCTATGTCGACAAGGCAGAGTTCTACTTCGAGTACCACGCGATGCTCAAGCATGAGAAGACACACGCTGAGATGCAACAACTAATAAACCCGAGCCGACCACCATCAGCAAGGTGGGCGTACTACATAAGCCCGATGGTATTCACTCGGGTGCGTGAGATGTGGGCGGCATTGCCCCCGATATACAAACAAAGCAGGACACCCTTGCTCATCAGATACCGCCCCGATGGGGACAAATGAATGTGGAGAATTCTCCACAATGCCGCCAGTCATTACTGGCAAACAACTTAGGGAGATAGATATGAAAGTAATCAGAACAACCGAAGGCTTCATGGTAGAGCTACCAAGCGGACAGTACCTGAGCGATATGCACGGGGACAACCTATGGGAGACACGATCGGAGGCTGAGAGGGAGATCGCCTTGGCACTAGGCGAGGAAGCCATGACACAGCTAGAGCAGTACCCGACCTATCACGATGTGATTGACGCAGTCATAGCGCAGATCAAGGTTGACCTAGCCAAAGAGGACGAGACAGCCATCGTCGAGTTACTGGCACGCCTGCCACGCAAGGTGTTGCTGTCCTATTTACCAGAGGAGGAAACACAATGACTAAGCTAGAAGAACTATTGAAACGAGCGCAGTCGCTGACACTAGCGATAAGCCACGACGAGGCGTTAACAACGGAGAACAAACGCATAGCGTTCGAGCTTAACGAGGAGTTGAACGAGCTTATCAGTTGGTTTGACCCAAGCTGGATGTCATACGAGCAAGGGTATGGGTACGACCCTTCACTAATTGAGATCGCACTACGAATGGGGGTAACAGAATGATGGTAACTAAGCCAACAAAGAAAGAATGGATGCGGTGGAGTAAGAACAATGAGTTCATCTTCACGCCCAAGCCAGTCAAGTTCGTACCCCCACGCATCAAGCCCTTGAAAGAGGACGACTATCAGTTGCTCGACTTCCTGATGTGCTTTGCCGCATACGACTTGAAGGGGTTCGCCTCGTCCGAGTTCACAGCGGGGAGTCTCAGCTATTTACTACGCACCTATGGCGAGAGCTTCACGCTCATGGGACACAACATCTACAAATACCATTTAACGGAGATACGTCATGCACACGCTTTGGCAAAAACTTGAACGCGCGGTGGTCTTACTAGCCATCATTGTTTTAATCCTTGACCTGTTCTATTGGAGAGGAGGGTAGTAGAGGGATCGGTCATCCTTACTTTGTGGAGAATTCTCCACACTTCGTTTATCAATTTAATTTTTTTGGAGATTTATCATGGAACAAACAGTTCAAACAGAAACAACAACGCAACCCACTCAACCATCAATGCCAACATCGGCGCTGATGACCACGCTCATGGCGCTCGTTGAGAACTACATCAAAGACATCGTGACAGAGCAAGTCACCGCGATACTCACGAACCACCGCACTCTGCGATTTATGGACGATGCATTCAAAGACCAGATCAAAGAGATCGCGACAGAGGTTGCAAGTGAAGCAATCAGTACGCACAACGATGACGAGTATCACCTGAGTGACGATGCGATGGTTGACATAGCAACAAGCGCAATGGAAGACCACGACTTCGACGACAAGATCAGCGAGGCAGTCAACGATGCGATCAACGACTTCGACTTCACAGATGTAATCACGGCGTCCATCAAGGACAACATCACGTTCAGCGTGTCAGTAGACTAATGGAGGCAACATGGACACAACTACGCAATCACTTGCGTTCCAACAACTCTCTAATTACGCGAAGCAAAAGGTAATAGCAGAGTACGGGCAACCGCCCGATGATTGGTACGAAGAGATCTACGCACGAGCTAAAGAGGATGCCCCCGCAAGGGGGTTTTCAATCAACGATATTCAGTTCAACGGCTTCTCATCGCAAGGTGATGGCGCATCATGGACTGGGTACGTTGATCTCGCTGACTTCATTGAGTACCACAACGACCCAGACGCGAAAGACTTTGCACAGTACGTTGTACTGAGAGAGCTAATCAAAGATGGGTGGTGCGAAGAGAAGGTCAACGTCAACAGGCATGCGTTCTATTACAGCCACAGCGGGACTATGGTTACCGAGGGCTTAGACGATCGCATCGACTACGCAGATGACGACTCAGTAATGGACAGAGGTATCTTGGAGGGCGCTAATGTGAAAGAGCTAGCCAACTCTATTGACACCGATCATCTGTTCAATGACCTCGATGGGTGGGTGCTGAGCAGAGCGCGAGCTTATGCCGATGACATATACAAACAACTCAAAGAAGAGTACGAAGCTTACACAAGTGAAGAGTACTTCATAGACCTGTGCGACATCAACGGATGGCGCTTCGATAACAACGGCACACTAATAGAGGGAGATCATCATGGGGTATAGATCAGACGTAGCGTATGTCATCAAGTTCAATGACATCGAGACACGCGACAACTTCGTAACGCTTATGCTTGCGAAGAACGAACCGCCGATAACGCAGGCAATCAATGAGTGTGAGTATGGGTACAAGGATGACCCAATCATTACGTTCAAGGAAACAGACTTGAAGTGGTACGACAGCTTTGAGGATGTGCAAGCACACCAAAGTCTAATGAAGTACGCAGTAGAAATTTATCAACACAAGGGAGGGAGGTATAGATTCATCAGCGTTGGTGAGGATGGCGCTGAAACATTTGACGAAGATGACAACGAGAATGATTTGTATGACTACATCACAACAGTTCATGCAATAGAGACAAGTTTCCCACGCATCCCCACAGGGGAATCAACTTTAACCACAACAGAGGAGTAATTATCATGGCATACGTATGTAAAAACTATGACGAGGCATTGGGTACATTTGCAATGCGAGGTGCAGTACGCAGTAGTAAGTGGCAACCCAACGAGCGACCACTTGACCCCAAGCCACGCGCAGAACACCGACTCATCGAGGGCAGTAACGAGTACGGCAAGTACTTCGACGTCAAGCTGTATCAGACTGTGATGGCGCGGTTCTACGAGCCCAAGGTAGTGGATGGCAAACGTGTTGAGCGTAGGCTGTACATGGGTCACTCATCGCAGACCAGTCAGCAGTTCATGCGTCACACACTACGCGTTGACCTTGGTGTGAACGTCGACTGGAGTGACCACATAACACACGCAGATGAGCTAACCATCATGCCCATCTATACCAAGGCGTTTATGGTTGATGGCGACAGAGATACGCCGTTCAGCTTGGACGCTGTGTTTGTCGATGGCGTGCTAGACCCTGCGCAGTCTGAGCACACCAAGCACTATCGCCTTGTCGCAGACAAAGATGTGCGTTCATTCAAGCAACGTGTTGCCGCACACTTCGAGCCATACATCATGCTTGCACAGATGCGTATGCCAGAGTTCAGGGCATCATGCACGATTGACTACAAGTTGGGGCGTGCGTTCGGTGGTGAGGGGTACAACCGCGAGTACTACATGGCGATACAAGAGCTGTGGAATGACCCCGAGCCACGGCAACAGGACATTGATGTGTTCTTTGAGATGTGCCAGAGTGCATACAACATCATCGCGTCCAAGCGTGGTGCTGACCAAGAGGACTTCACCATGAGTGGCAGTTGGTATTCCCGCAACCAGACTGCAAACACAGTCGATGACTTGAAGAAGCCCATCGAGATGGTCGAGTTCAGGCGTGCCATCCTTGACAGGATACACAAATACGTTGGTAGCAACTCACTTAAGAAACCAGAGGAGGTGAAACAATTCCCTAAAAATTCTGAATACCCCCGTAGTAATATACAAACTTAACACCCTCAGGGTTTCCGATAGGTTGTCAAGTCTTTGACAACCTATGCTATAATTTCTTTAAACAAAACAGGAGAAGCACTATGAGCTATGAGAAGATGACTCTCAATCAGAGAGTCCAAGCCGCAAACATTGACTGTATGCGTCACCCTAAGTTCGCCTTGCTGTCGGGCGACATCATGCTAGGTAAGAGCGAGGTGTCAACCAAGATACCTACTGCCGCTACCAATGGTCGTGACAAGAAGTATGGCGCTGACTTCATTGCACCACTTAACCGCAAGCAGATGCGCTACCTTGTACTGCACGAGAACTTTCACGTTGCACTCAAGCATTGCATCTTGTTCAAAGAGTACACACGCAAGATGCCTAAGCTTACCAACATGGCACAGGACTATGTGGTCAACGCATTGATCGAGGAACTTGACCCCGACTTCAAGTTTGTCGAGCGTCCTACTGAGTCGTTGCTCATTGATCGCAAGTACTTCGGTTGGTCATTCCCTCAGGTACTCAACGACTTACTCAAGCAGGGCAAGAAGGAACCAAAGAAGGGCGAGGGCAACGGCGATGGTAGTGGTGATTTCGATGAGCCCCTCGATGCACACGAGGATGGTGAGTTTGACAATGACCCAGTCGAGCGAGACAAGCTTATCAAACAGGTCGACGATGCCAATCGTCAAGGCGAGATACTTGCACGTAAGCTTGCGGGTAAAGAGGGTGGTGGTCGTGACATCTTAGGTACTGCCAAGGAACGCACGACTGACTGGAAGCAAGCATTGCAGGAATGGATTAGTTCTATCTCTGCGGGCGATGACAACTCACGCTTCTGTCCTCCCAACAAACGCTTGCTCGCTTCGGGCTTCGTTATGCCATCACACTTCACCGAGTCTGTCGGTGAGTTGATACTTGCTGTTGATACATCGGGCTCTATGTATCCTTACTATCGTCTGCTGTTCGGTGAGATCGCTCGCATCTGCAACATCACCAAGCCTGCGGGTGTGCGTGTGTTGTGGTGGGACACTAGCGTATGCGGTGACCAAGCATTCAAGCCTGCTGACTACGAACAGATCGCTTCGCTCATGAACCCCAAGGGCGGTGGCGGTACTACTCCTGATGTTGTTGTCGACTACATCAAGGAACACAAGATCGACG